ATATCCACTCATACTATTAATATGAAATTCATTTCCAAATCCAATCGAGTATTCAGAAAATGTATTTAAAACGACTCTTAAATCCCTCCTTATTTGAACGGTTGTAATGTTTGATGTTACAGATTCATGACTATCATCAATTATTTTTAAGAATTTACTATACTTAAATCTTGCACCATACTTATTTAACTCACTAGATTCGGCGTACTTATTCGCATTTGACTGAACAACCGTAGATACATATTCTGAAGTTGGTGCTAAGTTTGAATTGTAGTAAACTTTCGAATTGACCTCTATGTAGAGATACTTGAGGTCTAATATTTCTGGAACAATTCCGGCAACAGAATATTTTTTTAGTCTATTTTTTATATTCTCTTTGACTAGGTTTGGTAGAAAATCTCCAGTTCTTGGTTTAATACTAATAAAAACCTTTCCGTATTGTGGTGGAATTAATTCTTCCCCACCAAACACTGAGATAGATTCCGTCTCTGGATAAATCTTTGATGGTATCAGAGTTTCATAATCGTTTGAAGTAAGTGCTCTATTTTGTGAAGAATATATTCTAGGGGCAAATTTTTTAATTGACTCTACAGATTCAATATTTTCTCCGCCAGAAGATATAAGACCCGTAGTTAGTAGCGATATTCCTGAAGTTACTGTATACTCTATAGAGTTTCTTGTATAGGTAATTCTCCCAGCAAATGTAAATTGAGATACTCCATTACCACTATCACCACTGGTTGTTATGTAATCTACGTTGATATAATTACCTTCTTCCAATTTTTTGCCGAAGATATCATCACCAAAAAATAACTCATACCTTTCATCATCTACTTCTTGCAAAAAGTAGACTTTGGAATCTGAGGTTATATCAAAAAGACTATCTTGAGAAGAATATTTTACAGAACTAGTTGACTGTTGATTTCCTTTCACTGTTACAGAAATCAAATCAGTATCAATTCCAGAGTTTGGAAGAATAAATTTTTGGTATGGTTGTCTTGAACTATAAGTGAAGTTTGAAGTTAATAAGCTTCCCTCATAGATTTCAATATCATCAAATGATGCTATACCGTTAAAAACAGGAACCGTAATATCTTCAAGTATCGAAAATACAAAAGATTGATTGCCAAAAGTTCCTGATGTTGCTGCAATCGGACCTTTTCTTAAGGTTAATGATGCTGGGGTTGGGGTTATATTTGTTGTATCTACAAAAAAACTTATAGTTGCTCTTGATGCTTTTCTTGAGCGAGGCACATATCCGATGTTTCTGGCAAGAGATACTACATTTTCTCTGAGTGTTGCACTGTCAATAAAAACCTCATTCGCAACCATGTTTGCATTATATGAGGTAATATATGTATTGTATGCCAAAACATCAATAATTGTTGAGAGATTAGACCCATCAAAATCATAGTCGGTAAAATTGGAATTCGACTTTAGATAATTTCTAATAGTAGTTTTAACCTGTTCAAAGTCCAGGTTAGTAAAATTGGATAATGGCATTTTTACCTAGTTGGTTGCAAAACAAATTGTAGTTCCTGAGGAAGAACGTCTGCTCCAATAATTTCATATATGATAATTACATCAAATGTATTATTATCATAATCTGGATATGCCTCAACGCTTCTTAAAAGAACTCTTGGCTCGTAATTTTCAATAGATTGTGTAATTTCATCTACAATAAAAGATGCTGTAATATCATCTACGTTCTCAAATAAGGTTCTAGAAACCCTAGAACCAAAATTTTCATCAAAAAACTTTTCTCCAGGAAGGGTAAATACAATATTTCTAATTGATCTTGCAATTGCGTTTTCATTTTTAAGCGCAATCAAATCACCGTTCAGGGGGTTTGCCTGAAAAGTCATACTGATATCTTTAAAACCTTGACTTACCCTTTCTAGAGGCATCGAATATTATAATTCTAACTTATTTATTACCCTTTTATGGAACCATAAGTTGGTTCTGTTCCATATTCCCAGTCATCATAGTCCTCATCATTACGAATTTTTTCATGAAGTTCATTTTGATAGAAAAAATCATGCTTTTTGGGAGTAAGATCGTCATTTGCAATCTCACGAAGCATCTTTTGCTTGTGAATTTGCTCTTCCCAACCATACTCTGAAGACAAATACTGAGTTCCCCACTCGGATTTCATAAAATTTTCATCCTTATCGACTTGTTTGGTCATTTTTTTGCTCCTGATCTGTTAAATCAGAACTTTTTACGGGGTTGCTATCCCGTGTATCGATAAAAAATCCTCTTCTTAGGTAATCTTTATCCTCAATAAAAGTAAAATCACCTACTTTTTGAGGTCTATCTCCCTTCCAGACAGGAATTGCGACAGTATTGCCATATCTAAAGTCTGGATTTCTTCTAAAATGAACCTCTATGAGTTTGTTTCCTATAAATTCGCAATTAATCCAACTATAATCACCCTTCAAATCGTTTAATATTTCTGGAAATTCAATTTCACAGTTCACTTTAGTCCATTTTTTCCATTTATATAGAGGATCTTCCTCATCCCTTTCACCAAGAACAACTAACTCAGACTTCTTATTATAAAAGTCTACACTAAGGTGTTCTCCTTCAAATACCTCACACCAAAATTCTGATGGATGAAAGTGTTCTGTATCTTTATCAATCCACTCTATACGAGAAAATCGTCCCATACCAAGTAAATTAATACTTGGTCGGACGATATAATACCCCGAATATGGAACAGGGCACCCTGTAGGTCCACAGAGATGCCCCAGACGCTTATTTAAGAAGAGTTTGTTATAGACCCACATATCTTGTGGATGAATAGAATTCCATTCATCGCAGCAATCTAAGTGATACATTCGATAACAACTTACTTATTCCTATTTACCCTGCCCGCGATACTTCTTCTTACGACCATTACGAGAGGTTGCACTAAGTAGTGTGCGAGGAGAACGTCCTTGACGAGTTTTCTTCGGTGCGCCAGCTTCAAAAATAGTTTTATTCAGTGCCATTTTAAATTTCCTCCAGTTCAATTAAATTAGGATCAATATCTTCTCCAGAGAAAAAGCGTTCGGAGAAGTCTTGTAAGACCTCAGCACATTCTTCATGAGTGAGGTCCGAATAAATTTTACGCCCTTTATAAAGTACGTTAAATGTTTTCATCAGATAATACGAGTTTTTTCATGTCCAACTCTAATACGAGGATCGCACCAGATATCAAATCCAGCTTCTTTTGCATCAAGACAGAATGATACATCCTCTCCACACATATCCTGAACATTTCCAGATTCAAAGACTTGCATCTTAGGAGCAAACCAAGGATATTCAAGATTCTCAAAAACACCCTTCTTAATGAGCACCCATCCAAAACCTGTGTAATCTACAGTGAATGGCTTACGACGCTTGCTGATTGATTCCACAGTTTCGTGGTTCATGACTCCACCATTCTTACGGAAATCATCTTCTTCTAACCAGTGTGCGACAGAAGTTGTGTGACCATCCTCTGTTGCGTACCAACCAGCAACAACTTCCTTCTCTTCTCCTTCTTCATTCAGAGCAAGATCACAAAGTTGCCAGAACTTGTTTGTATCAAAAACAATATCAGAATCAATCCAAAGTTGATAATCATACTCAAGTTTTCCGTCCCAAGGAATTTGCTTCGGACCCCTTAGAACATTTGCACCTAGACACTTGCATCTTGCAAAATTAACCATGGAAGAATAATCTTGACTAATCTGAATTGCCATTCCATTCTGAACCATATCAAAACAGAGTTGTACAAAGTTCTTCAGAAAAATAAAAGAACATCCCCTTCCAGGCAGACAAAAAACAATCGTCTTTCCTTTCATTCTTTGCTTAATTGCATCAATATCCCATTCTGCCTCCTTGGGTTTTGGTGCAGTAGCTTTAACAGTAAATCCTTTTGCCATAAGAGAAATAAACTTTCAGTTCAATTTTAACAGTCTATATATGCATTTGTCAATTAATAAGAAGACTCCCCAACTACCTTTTTATTGACTAAGAGTTCCTCATAGGTTAAATCATTCACCTGATAATCTGTCTTCATTAACCCAACAAGAGCTCTTACAGTATTCCATGTGGTGCGGAACTCTTCTTCCTTTAATGAATGGAATAAACACTTATCCTTTGCATAGATGTGATAAACCTTTTCAGTCATAAAAAATTATCTCCGGAATTTTTTCTTTCAATCTTATTTTGTTACTGCATTATATATCACAACTACACAAAATCCTAGTGCGACAAAAAATGGGCGTGGATAACGTATCATCCAGCCCGCTAATACAACTTTCCAAAAGTTCCAATAAGGTCCTCGACGGGGGGTTTTGAGACTAATCATACTTCCGGAAAAATTTTTTAGATTGATATATCGTTCGCGTTTTGTCACCTCTGTAGGTTAGGGTAGTTAGAGGT